GTCTAGCAGTATCTCCCCTAGCACCCGACTCTTGCGCTAATCTCTGTAAACTCTCTTTGCCAATTACTCTTGCACTTTCTACAGTCGCATACATTGCTCTAGAACTTAATTCTTGTATTTGTAATTTTTTCTCACCTTCACTCATACTTGATTGTGCGACATCCCTCATTTGTGACAAGTATTTGTAAGTCTGCGGTAACATACCAGCCGCGGCTGCGGACTCTTTACTCCAGACAACTAACCCCATTGACGATGCTTGGAAGTTTTGAGCCGCTGCCTTACCAAATCTCGATGCTTCCATTAGTCCAAAATTTAACGCATCTTGTGCGGCTTTATTCTTTGGATCCGCTAAAAATGCTTGCCACGCAGGTTCTAATGCTAAATCTTTTACTTCTTGAGCAACTTTTTCACGACTCTTGCCAGTTAAATTAGCTAGTTTATCTAATTCACTCATGTAGTTAACTACTGCTTCAGTAGTTTGTTTGGTTGCAGTCGCAGAATTAATTTCGTTTTGTCGTCGGCCGCCGCTTATCAATAGATAGTCTAAAGTGTTTGCATTAATTTGCTCTAGACTAAACCCCATATTCATTAACTGTCGACCAGCATCGCTTTTTATTAATGCAGATGAAAAGTTTATGAATTGTTTTGCGCCGCCGTCAACTGTATCTCCTAATGATGCTAACGCAGGACCATTACTTTTTATTAGATTAGTGAATTGATCTAAAGTTAGCCCCATTTGTGCGGCGCTAATTCTTATTTGAATAAGGTCCCCTGCAAGTTTTACACCAGCATCAGATATTTTTTGATATGCTTGTAGACTTTTATCTTGGAAGTCAGCCGCCTTGCCCAGCATTTCTACAAGGAATCCTAACTTACTAGGCAGAACACCTCCTAGTGTATTCAAAATTCCACCCAATGTTGCAGTGCCTTCAATCAATTGGCCAGTCGAAGCCATCATTGAATTGAAATTAATATTGACTTTCTTCGAAGACTGTTGTAGTGTGCCAAAGTCGCCGTCTAAGTCTCCAGCACCTACGCCCAATCTATCAATATTACGTTCAGCACGGCCAGCAATTTCAGGGTCTAGGCCAGCAGATTTTGCAAGATCCATGGCATTTTTAATTGCCTCAGGAGTCTTGGCAGTTGCGGCTAACAATGCTTTTAATGTTGATTCCGTGGCGGCATTGTTTAGCGTGATGTCTTCAACGCCATTTGCACCTACTATTGATCCAAATACTTCTGCTGCCATTGTTTTTCCTGGGTTCTGTACGTATATAAATACTATGTAATAAGAACTATCTTATCTATTTAAGTTATTTATTCGGAGAAACTCAGTGGAAAAATCCAACATGCAATTCCCTTCAACACCAACCCAAAACCCCTTGACCATGTTCATGCGTCAGCCAAAAATCTATACTAGATTGCCTAGTGGTGGTTCTTTCTGGCCAGCGGGAAGTATTGACATTCCTGAGAATGGACAGATTGCTGTTTACTCAATGACAGCTAAAGATGAAATGCTGTTAAATGTCCCCGATGCATTAATGAATGGACAGGCTGTCGTTGATGTTATACAAAACTGTATTCCCGCTGTTAAGAACGCATGGTATTCGCCTAGTATTGATATCGATGCGATGTTAATTGCTATTAGGATTGCTACCTATGGTGAAATGATGACCACACCAATTACTGTCAGTGGAGACATTGAATTGGACTATCAAATTGACTTGCGAACAGTATTAGATACTACATTACGTACAGTTACATGGGATACCGCAGTTCCTATCAATAACGAACTCACAGTATTTGTTAAACCTCTTAACTATAAACAACTTACTGAAGCAGCCCTACAAAGTTTTGAAACACAAAAGATTGTTCAACTAACGAACAACGATCAATTAAGTCAAGATGATAAAGTTAAAATGTTTAAGGAAAGTTTTGCCAAATTAACTAACTCAACTGTAGGAGTCGTGACAAACAGTATCAGTCATATTGATTCAGTTAACGGCAGTACCAACAATCCAGATCATATTAAAGAATTTATGAACAACATTGATAAAGAAATGTTCAATAAAATTCAATCTCACTTAGAACAGTTAAGAGAAACTAACTCAGTTAAACCTATGCAAATTGAAGTTACTGAGGAATTACGAGCACAAGGGGTAACTGGCGAAACTATTGAAGTACCGCTAGTGTTTGACGCTTCAACTTTTTTCGTATAAGACTTTTATATCTAGACACCGCCGGCATTGAACGCCTAGTTAGTGAATGCGACGGTAATGTAAAAGTCTTAAAAGAAGATTTATTAAGAATTTGTTGGTATATGAGAGGCGGAATTGGTATGATCGAGGCTCATTGCCTGACTAATGAAGAACGACAAATGATCCATAAAATAGTTGAAAGCAACCTAGCAACAACTAAAGAAAGCGGATTACCTTTCTTTTAAGTAATGGCTACTGGCTTTCCGTCTGGACCCATTTTGTATTTAGGTTTAGGTGCTGTACTTGGTGGAGGAGTAGTTACAGGCGGCGTTGCAGGAGGAGTAGTTGGTGGTGGAGTAGGTACAGGCGGTGTTGTAGCAGGGGCCGCAACTGGTTGATTCGGAGCTGACTTCCTTTGGATAAGCGTAGTAATTATAAGTGCAATCTCTTTATCAGTTAATACTCGATCTTTAGGAAATGTTGGATTTTTTGCCTCAATCGATGCAGCGTCAAATCGTCGTCCTTTGAGGAAGTGTAATAGATTCGGCATTGTTGCTTGTCCATTAAATGAACCTAGCCATTGATAGAACCTCTGATATTCTTGATTTGCCCGCATCCCTGCTTGATTTTTACCCATTGCTTGTGCTTGTCCCTTAGCACCAAAAGGAATACTTGATCTGATTTGATTCTTTAAGTAACTTCCAAAGCCATAAGGCATTGCTTCGTTGACAAGTTCATTGATTTTCATAGATGTTCCGAATGTGATTGATTATTTATATTAAGGAATGAACTAAAGTTCATTCGTTCTTTCGCTCACGCTCAGAACATATTTTAGTAGTTGACTGTATTAATATTATCTAGATTAATCGCTCACACTTTGCCCAGAACAGGGCAAAGAAAAAAGACATTATCTGAGTTGAACCATGTCACTTAGTGTTACTGCGTTACAGAGGCGGTCATCCGGTACCTCGAGCAGCGTCTTTATACGACGGCGGCTTACATATATACACTAACATATATGTAAACGTAGGGAATACTATCCCTTCTTTTTGCTTATTCTTTATTTTCAAACATCTAAACCGTAAGCAATTTTACGATCTTCGTCCTGTTAAGGATAGTAGATGAGTGCTCATTTCAGCGATGAGTCTTCCGTCCCCGTTATTATCCGGTTGTCACTAGGCACCCGTGCTAAGCCGGTGCGAGCCAATCCTGAATTTTCTTAAATTTTGTTTATAATGTGGGAGCCATGGACACGGACCGAGATTTGTCCGTTATAGTAGTCTGCAGATTCCAGAACTTTTCTTGTGAATTGTTCACGGGCTTCAATGTAACTACATTCAGCCTTGGATTTGCAGTAGTAAAGTATTTCTCGTTTAAAATTTTCTTTGCCTAGTTTAGCAACATCTGCACTGAGATCGTTGCTGGAGCCATAATATTGTTGCCAGTCGCTATCTATTTTGCTTCTGATCTTCTTCTTTTTCTTTGTGCCATTCTTTAATTGTACAGTCTTATAGGTGGTCTTTGCAAACTTTGCTAACTTTTTTCCTATATATTTTCTTCCGTTAGTTAAATTAGTGATCAGATATACGAACCCTACACAATCATCGGGTAACTCTTCTATTATCTGTTCCTGGTATAACCACATTCTGTTTTTTTGCCTTGGGCGTGTGTTTGGGTCTAGTAGATCTAACCGGAGTGCCCTTCATTGGCGGAAACAATTTTGTTTGTGTTGTTTCTGCCCGAGCGGACATCTTTGCTAACTGCTTGGCAAGTTCCATCATTTTCTTGATGTGCCTACGTAGTCGCAATCCGGGTTTCTCTCTGACCTTTGTAAATTTTAAGAATCTTGTATGGTAATTATGCAATTCTACAAGCATGGCCATATATTCTGAGTATAACTTATTATACTCAATTAGATCCTCATTCACTAGCGGAGTAACTGGTGAATCCATTTTCTTTTACTACCCTTAGCACGTTATTAACTCGTCCGACAAGTTCATCTTTGTGGGAAATCAAGTAAATGTTCTTATTTCTTTCTCGAGCCATCTTCTTAAGTACGCCTAATGCACTTTCAACACCAGCGGCATCCATGCCTGCGTCTACCAGTTCATCGATGAACAGTAAGTTCATATGCTGATATAAGCCTTCCCATACATCACGGAAAGCAAAACTCATACTTAGAATCAACCGATTTCGTTCACCACGTGATAAATTATCAAAGTCTAAGTCTTGTCCTAACTGTGTGATCTCTACATTTAAGTCATTTTGGAAGATAACTTGGTGTGGCAAGCCTAGTTTATCGATATAATAACCTAGTCGCTTGTTTAGATAACTCAAGTTTTGATCAATAATCTTCTTACGGATAAAACTATCTTTATTAGTCAACAGTTTCAACAAGAATTCTTGATGGTCTTTAAGTTTTGTTAACTCGTTGACAACATTCCAATTAATTTCTTGGATGGCTGTTTTGCGAAGTTCATCAATTTGTTCGTCGTAAGGGTTAGCATCGTCAGCACGTTCGACTAACCTTCTTTCTAAACTGTCTAAATTGTTCTTATGGCCCAACGCTTCTGCTTCAGTATCATAGAATGTATTAGGCTTATGCAATTGCTCACCAGTTCCTAACTCTTCTAGCACCTTTGCTAAGTCGCCGGTGACTTTATCAAAGTATTTTTGTGCATCAATCAAGTTATTACTGGCTTCAGTGAACATTTCTTCATGTTTATGATCATGAAGTTCTTGTTCACAAGCAGGACATTTCTTATCTTCTAATGATTCAATTGCTTTGACATACTTGTCTAAAGTCTTTTGTGCTTGACTAACGGCACTATCTAAAGTAGATCGTTGCTTGTTTAATGCACGGATTCGGGTGTCTTGTTCGTCCCATGCCTTTAATTGCACGTGAAGTGACAATTCATTTTCAATATCAACTTCAGTCAATCTGTGTATATTGTTGATCAGGGAAGAAATATCCTGCTCTTTCTTAGCATTCCATGCTCTGCTTTTAGATTCAAGTCCGTTAATGCTAACTTGAATGTTGTCATTGGCACGTTTAGTTGCTTCAATTCTAGCATTTTCTTCAACAATAGAATCTTTTGTAGTCTTTACAGCCGTCTTCAACAACTCAGCCTTCTCTGAAAGCAGGGTAATACCAAGTAGTTGTTCAATAACTTCACGTTGATCAGCTGCCCTCATTGACAAGAACGGTTCAGTATAGGTGTTCAAAGCAACAAGATGCTTGAACATAGTATGGCTCATCTCGAACATCTGCTCAATTGAGCGCTGTGTATCTCTACTATCACCCTGAGCATCATCGTCATCGCTGGTTTTAACTTGATTATCATTGACATAAAGGCGAAGAACGTTAGGCTTGCGTCCACGTTCAATGCGATATTTGTTGCTGTTCTTTTCAAACTCAACGGTGACTAACATATTCTTACCGTTAACTTTGTTGATTAAGTTTTCTTTCTTGATGTTAGTCAAGGCCTGCCCATAAAGGGCATAACTTAATGCGTTAATGATTGTAGTTTTACCAGTACCATTGCGTGATCCGGTGTCATCGCCACCCAAGTCTAAGTTTGCACCTAGCACAAGAGTGAGATGTTCTTGGTCAAAGTCCACGGCTTGGGTAGCATTACCCACGCTCATAAAGTTTTTTACTGTTAGATTACTAATCTTAAATGTCATAGGTCGTTATAAATCTGTAGGAGTGTATTTTTATCAAAGGAGCCGTTCTCAAGATTAACTAGACTGTCAGTAACAATCTGATCAACGCTTTCAAACATAGTATCTGGGTTGTCTTCTACAGTACCGTCCAGGTTGACCTTGTCCTGGATTAGGCTAATTTCTCTAACTTCGTAGTCCTGCATAAACTTTTCTTTTAGGAAGTTTGCTTCTTCAAAAGTAATATCAATATCTAGATTCACTTTAAGATGCATCTTACCCTTCATGATACTGTCGGTATCTTCTAAAAGACGACTTAGTTTTAATGTACGGTACTTGGGACAGTTTGGCCAATCAATGAATTGTGGCTCGCCGCCCCATTCAAGGATCATCATTCCCCTAGCATCATCCCATGTGTCTGAGAAGTTATGGGGGAAAGCATTTCCAATGTATACTACTTTATCATTCTGCTGACGCTTATGGAAGTGTCCTGAGAAAATGTAGTCTGGTCCGTCAAACTGATCAGCAGTCAATTCACCATGATCCGGCATTTGAACCATTGCATTCATGAAAAACTTGGGAAGTTCGAAATGTCCAAAGACGTATTTGGACTTGATGTCTTTCATCTTCTTCCATTCATCGCCGACCAACCAGGGGACAAGTGTAACATCATCAAGTGTTTTAACACCATCTACGATAGTGACACCGGGCACATGCCTACCAAAGGCACTAGAATGAATGTCACGCTTGTCTTTATAGAATAGATCATGATTTCCAGGAAACCAAAAGAACTGTTCAAATGCAGCACCTAGTTTTTCTAGACACCGTAGACTTGAATCTAATGTAAAAAGATTCAGACTATTTCGATTGTGGCTCCAATCGCCTAAGAAAATACAGGTATCACATTCATTTGCCTTGGCTTGTTCAATAAACCAATCAACGAATTCTTCGCAGTCTTGCAAATGAGTACTACTATTAGATTTTAATCCAAAATGTATATCTGTAAAGCACGCCACCTTTTTGAATAAGGCCATTATTATAATTCTCCTATTATTAGTGTAGCGTGTATAGTTGTAAAGGTCAAATTAAATATCTTCGTTTTCTATTTCTTCTTCTTCAGAAACAACTTCACTCTTTGGCATACGCATGTTTTTGTATAGTTCTGCCTGTCGAGCAATCTCTTCAGCATACTCTTGACTATTTTGACGAGTTAGACTTGGAGTCAATCCTGCTTCCTCCAGCAAGTCATCTCGTATGTTTTGACTCTTCTTCTCGATATTTAGAACACGAGTGAATGAGTTTGTTACTGCCGCAGTGTAGTAAGCAAATGGGTTTTCTGATTTGGACTCGTCGAACTGTAATCCGATGTGGCTTAATTGTAGGATAGCCTGCCCCTTCATTTCATCAACGTATGTATAACCGCGCCAGTTACTACGCTGTGCATATCGTTCACTTAATTTAATGAACATCTTGCCTAAATTTTCAGTAATGCGTCCGTGCTCTTTTGAAAAATGTCCAGTTTCAATGCCGCCCTTCCAATGACTTTTACCAACACATACAAGTTCGTCAGTGTCGTCGAACTTCCAATGTTGGAATGGTGGAAAGTTTACTTTGTCGTGAGCATCGGCTGTACTTTTTACCGTTTTCTTTCGACCAGGAGCAGATGGAATATGATCGAAAGTCATAATGCGTATGACGATGTCTGTTTTAGCAATGGTTTTGTAATCAGGTATGCACTCTGCTAGTTTAGTTTTCTTATCACCTGATGCTCTTGCTGCCGCAAATGCTAGTAAGCCTAATCTTTTGGCTTGGTTACGTTTGGCTTCGGCCACAGTTCTGATATTAATTTTATCTAAACTAGACAAAATAAGGTCATGCTGTGCATACTCGGGTTTAACAAAACTTGAGAATGAACATTTTGAACGATGTATTTCTGCTAGTAAGTCTTTATTATTGAGGTATTTTACTTTTCTTCCGGTGGGATTTATGGATATAGAGGTTGTCATTATTATTATAGTTTTCCTAACTTAGTTAGTATAGCACATAAATTGGCAGTGTCAACCGAATTTATTAAAATAGCACATTATTTATCAGGTTAAATAGTGTATCAAGGAAATATTAATTATGACGATCCCAACCTTTGAAAGTAACCTGCCAAAGTCACCCGCAGATGTACAGTCTGCAATTACGGTTGCAAATGCGGCAATTGTAGGAAACCCTGACGTGAAAGTTGGCGGCCCAATAACTCCTAGATACGCAACTGAAGGTACTACTTTAGGACCCTT